CTTCTTTTTGAGGAACCTCTTGTAGAGGGGGTCATCGGGTTTGAAAACCCCTCGATATAATTTGTGAGTAGTGCTCGGTGCCCCGCTCCCGTAGTGATCCTCAAGGGCTGCGGTGAGGGCATGGGCGTCGATTTCTGTGACTTGACCATAATACGCCCGTCTGGGGTTTGGGTCTGAGTAAGGTCTTGGACACCCACGTTGTTTCTTATATTGAGCAAAGTGAACATATTCATGAGCGAGGGTTAAAAAAACTTGAAATAACAATTCTCTCCTTTGTGAAGAGAGTATGAGTATGGTCTCGTCAAAGGTTACCTTGGGCATATTCAAAAATATCCTAATCACTGGTTGGTCGCTGTCGTTCACTTCAAACATACCACCAACACTGACTTCATAATATTTGGTGGGCTTCCAGGAAAACGACTCCATTTCAAACCTAATCAGAGGCTCACATTTGAATGCCTTTATAAAAAGAGACTTCAATTTATTTGGAGTAGTTCTAAAAGTCATCAATTTTTCCAATGAGTACACTCGCCCATGTAAAGTCCCTATCTTCATATGTAATGCAGGTACCCTGAGACAATATACTTTGGACCACTCACCACCTTACAACCCCAGTGGGGATGCGTCCAGAGGGGAGGGAATATCAGGAGCCGGCCGGCGACAGCGGGAATCGTGACCGATGCGTTACCCTGTGTCTTGCCGAATTCAGTTTCGCCACCCTTTTCTACCGTGTTCAAGTAAAACAAAAACGACACGAAACGGCGAGCAGATGCGTAGCTTCCAACATCGGTGTGCAGCGCAAACTCGTCATGACCATTGGGTAGGTAGCGTTTCATGCGGAAGGCCTCGTAGCCGAACTGCTTCGGGTATTGGGTACAGTGCAGAGACTCCATTGTTTGGTAGACCTTCCAGGCTTCTTGCAGGTATGCAAGGAGTCGTAGGTGCTCATCAGGCCAATTCTGTGAAATGTTGACCTCGATGAAGTGCCTGATCCCCGCGTAGAATGTTTCGACCTGTTCGTTAGGCTCATTGCGCTCAAATTTCTCAATAAGGGTATGACAAAAGTTTCTTGGAAGAACCTCATCAAATACCGAAACATAAGGATACCCAACGCGATACGCAGTGACACCGAGGTTGAATTCATCTCTCATATTAAATTTTGAACCCCCTAAAATCTCGTTTTTTGTGCTCGAATGGTTTTCGTACTGTCTCGTTCTCATCGTCATCTTTCACCTGGCCCGCATCACTCAAAGTCGTCTGGGCACTCGGTGCGATGTCATAGAGCCTCATTTTTGTTTTGTCCACACCCACCACGAACCTCTTATTGATGGCCTTGTCCATGTAACGATTTTTTAGCTGTTTGACCATAAACTGATTCAGGGCTTCCAGTTCATCATTGGTGATAATGGCTGCCATAAAGTCTGCTGTCGCGGGTAACCCAAAGGACTCTGAGGTGTCTGTCAATTCGAGGTCGCTGGAGTCGAAACCTTGACGAGTGGTTTGAGTCGCTGAAATCACAGGGACTTTATACTCAACCGCAAGACCCCGAAGTTCCTCAGCAATCGCTTTGATGTAGGTGTAGGAATTCACATTGCCACCTGGACGAATCCTGGAGGACGCGCAGATATTCAAGTAATCGATAAAGATCAGGTCTGGTCGAAATGATTTCTTCAGTTGAAGTTCATTCATCAACGCTGCGAAATGAAGTGTCGAGGCTGCTGCAGTCGGATATTCCTTAATGATAAGTTTTCCATGTGTTTTATTTTTGAGAGCTGCAAACCGCTGTTCGTAATATTTTTTATCAATCTTTTCCAGGGTGTTGATGTCCACATCAAGAAGGTTTGCGTCAATGCGTTCAGCAATGCGTTCTTCAGCCATTTCCATGGTGATATAGAGCACATTGAAACCTCGGGCCAATGCAGCACCCGCAAGGTGACACATCACCAGAGTTTTTCCGACACCGGTGCCTGCAAGGAAAATATTGAGTGTCTTGAGTGAGAATCCACCACGGGTAATCTTGTTGAAAAAATCCAGATCAAACGGTATCTTTTTTTCTGTGTGATGATAGAATTCATACCGAGAATCTGAGTCGAGCATGTAGTCATGCCCAACATGGTTGTCAAACGTCACTGATAATGCTTTGGTGAGGAGGTCGGGTATGGAACCCTTTGATTTCTTCCCGGTTTTGTCGTCCATAATCGAGACGGCTTCCAGGACCGAATTGTAGAGCGCGGAGTCCTGACAGAACCGTTCGGTCTGTGCAATCAACCAGGGAATGTCTGTGGGTTCTTGTCTATCGACATTGAGTTGCTGGAGAAGAGAAACCGCTTGCTGGACCTGCTCCTCTTTGAGATTGTGCATCTCGGTGACCGTGATGACCAACGCCTCATGGGTGGGGAGGTTGTGATAGGTGTCGATAAACTTGACGATCTGCTCGTAGATCAGTTGCTCATTGTGCTCTTTGAAATACTCGGACTTGAGAAAGGGCAAGACTTTGCGAGCATACTCCTCGTGGTAGATGAGGTTCTTGAGGATTGTAGACTCCAGACGGATCATTCGCTGTCCTTCGCGGTCACAGATTCCAATTTATGCTGCTCATCCATAATGATTGTGGTGAGCACGTCACCCAGGTAATTCGTAAACTCTCTGGAATTCACGAGGTCTTTATACGGTCGACCTGCACTGTCATAGAGCGTATATTGAAACGCGAGGCCCATCACACCACCATCAAGAGGTTGCGGCTTCACCCAACCATAATAATAGATGATACCCTGATAGGGTTCTAGGAGTAGCTTCACCGCACTGATGGGTTCATCGAGGGTGATATCGACGAATTCGTAATCAACGTTCGCTTGTGGGAATTTCTTTGGTGCTTTCGTCGTTTCCCAGAATGTCGCCGTAAGCCACCTCATAATTTTTTCGAATATACGCATCAAATTCCTCGTTGGCTAAAATATCTTTCCAAAACCCCTCGGTCTTGGTATCCGCTTCGCGCACCTTTGTTTTGCTACCAGGCTTGAGGTACCATCCGGGCATGGGCTTCGTGACGAAACCTCCAGCTATCGCAATCTCTAGGAGCCCTGAGTACGGTTCGATACCTTTTTCAAAAGTCACAGAAATAGGTAGCTTAGACTTCTCTTTGACGAATCGTGATTTTTCTACATTGATGATAAAATTGAAACCAGCGACCGCATTATCAACTTTTTCCTGTTGTCGGCCCACAATCCAGATTGTATCGGCCGCATAATACATGCCCATTCCACCGCCCGTCACCGCTTTCGGGAACATGCCAATTTCCATGTATGTATGATTGACCACAACAAGGGGAATATCTTTGATTCTCAAGTGTGGAGTGATCATTCGAAATAGAGACTTGATCGCTTTAGCCCGCGTCATATCCGCCACAGACTTGCCCTCAAGTGCATCTTCAACTTCTTTCAATGAGGCCAACTGACCAATCGAGTCAATCACGATCATCAGGTGATCTCCACGCTTCATCTCGGCTAACTGCTTCATAATATCTTGCTTGAGTTGTTCGACATCAGTGATGGGTGTGTGAAACACCTTTTTCATGTCGATGCCAAATGTCTCAAAATAGGAACCTGGGGTACCAAACTCGGCATCATAGAATAAAATAATACCATCTTTGTGTTTCTTGAGGAATGCTCGCATCAAAAGTAATGCAATACCTGTTTTGAAATGCTTGGAGGGTCCAGCAATCTCAGTGACACCAGAGGTCAATCCACCTTTCAGGGTACCTGAGAGCGCGATGTTGATAACAGGGACCTCGGTGGGGATCAACTGCCTCTCACCAAAGACCTCAGATTCATCCAGGACACTGGCGATTTCTATGCTGCTGTTTTTTTTGATTCGATCCATCAGACTCATGTTTAGATTCCTTTGAGAGTATTCACCAACGCAGAGAAAATAATATCCTTGCCCCGCTCCACGTCAGACAATTCATTGTAGGGTCTCAAATTCGGGTGTTCTTTTTTCTTCACGTCCTTAACGGGTCCAACCTTCCACTTATTTTCCATCTTGATCTTAACCCATTGCTTATGTGATGCTTCGGGGCTGGCATCAGGATTCGCAAGGTGGAACTCTACACCGTTGACAATAGAATCCCTCAATTCTTGCGGGAGAAATTTCCATGCGGGTTGCGAATAGTCACCAAACGCATGGCAATACGCTCGGTTATTCTCGTGACAGATTTCTGCAATTTGTTCGTAGCTGAGTTTCATCTTCGATCCTTTCGATTATAGCACAGTTGGTGAGATAAGTCAACCCTCGGTGGTCACTGAGTCTGACACAAAATACACTCCATTGCTGACGTGTCCATGGCAATTCCAGGTCGGACAGTACCATGATGTGTACTTGCTCTTGAAACCTTTGAGAGGTCGCGCATACACAAGTTGGTCTGAATCAAACTCGGTACCACAGCGATGACAGAGTACCCTACCCTTATAGTCCAGTTTGGGCATATCGATAATTTTGAAACCATCTTTTACAGGTGTCATGAAAACAAATCCTCCAGGCTTGAGGTGCGCTCTGAGTGCCAGCCTATACATTTCAGAACGATATTTAGGGGATCAAGAAAAGACTTTGTAAACATGAGGTCGTAGTCCACGCAAGTTTCCAAGTGGAATTCCTTGGGTACTCGTACCAGAAAGGACATGACCGATTCTCTGAAGATATTGGGTTCTTTGAGGTAGACGAACTTCAGCTTTTCTCCAGAACGCAGTGTTTCGTACTGCGTGTCCAGATTCATTTGTTTGAGGAACCGGTTATACACCAAGGCACCTTTGACATGGACAGTGGTTCCCAGATCATAGATTTTGCGGTCCCAATTTTTTAGATCGTCCTCAAGTGGTTCTTCAAAAGACAACGACCCAGATTTTTTTCGCTTATCACTATCAGATTTTTCTATGTCATTCATACCACGAGGAAAAGCAATATCAGCAATCGGGAGGGTCTTGAAGGCCACACGAAATTTTTCAATATGTTCAATCAGGTCATTTTCGGTACCATTCAGGATGATCGTCAAGGCCTCTTTGATTTTTTCACGACATGCACCAGGTGTCGAGGATTTAATCGCCTCCAAACCATGAATAACCATCTTGGGTTTTTTGTACCGGATACCCTCAGAGTCCCATACGTTCAGGATATAGCGTTTTTTCGCAGTCCAGATACCCTTGTTGGCCAAGGATTCGCGCTTCATACGCATCTTTTGGGCATATGCATGAGTGTAGATGGCCAGGTCCGCATAACTCGTTTCAATGATGGTTTTTATTTTCTCTTTGAATACCTTGTCAAGGAAATCGATGACCTTGTTGGTGTCTGTAGTGTCTTTGAACACCTTATGAACCAACGGGGCAAGGTGCAGGTAGACTGAATCTGTGTCACTGGCAATCACATAGTCTATGTTGGTCGTTTTGAGTAGGGTGTTGAGGAACCCATTCAAGCAGTTTGCAATCCATCGAATACCTAACTGTCCGGCTAACGTGACACCCTCGGCGATGCGAATGTCGAAGAACCGAAAATACTCAGAACCCATGGCACCGTAGGCGGAATTGAGTCCGACCTTTTTGGCTAGCTGGAGGTTCTTGAACTTGGAAATCAGCAGACTCAATTCTTTTTTGCGTACCTCGTCGGCGCACAGTTCGCGTTCTTTCTCTAGCTCCAATTGTTTATTCTTGTAGTGCACCCGAGCCGCGTACATGGTGTTCATGATCTCAGCAAGGAATCCCACCTTGGTGGTATCGAAAAATTGTCCATTAGGGGTGAGTGTGCAGCCTTCGAGACCGTCAAGGTTGATCTTTTTTTGAAGCATCGCGTCAACCGTTACACCCTGAGACATCACAGACTTCATCGCATGAGTGTGATGTTCGGGTTCAATCAACGTTTCGGGTGACATATTGTACTGCATGATCAGGTGAGGATACAAGCTGTCAAGGTCTAGACTCATCAGCCATTCGAACAGACCGATCTGTGGGTCCTTGACATACGCACCCTCATAGGCTTCGTCTTTCTCGTCACCTTTTTTTGGTGGAATGACAATACCCTTACGGTGAAGGTGATTGTAGGTGATCGCATCCCACATACGCACCTGAAAAAACGCATC